CAAGGGAAAGAATGACCAAATCGAGTCACAATTAGGCATGTTGGGATTTCATACCTGTGTGGCCGATCCAGACCGTTATCGTCGATCTTACGAGTACTGGAAGGAGATTTGTGGTGTTAGAATAACCGAGGCAATTGATTACTGCCTCATGCCCGGGAAGTGGCTTTATGAGAAGTTTGCGGTGGTTCGGCCTTTTGCCAAGGTTGAGTCAATTAGTGTCAAGAAATGGCCACGCAACATCTCCCCCCGGCATCCACATTTTAATTTCCTTTGGGCGCAATTCACTAAGCCCATGGAGTCATATTTTTATAAGCACCTTTCTGCTACGGGTCCGCTGGCCCGTTGGTGTGTGCAGAGAGAATCTGGTGTGCAAAATCCTTGGATTGGAAAGTCCATGAATAAAATTCAGCGGGGTGACGCGGTGGGGTATAAGTATCGTTTGTTCCGGCAACGTTGGGGTGTGGACCCTTTGGTCCTCTCAACTGATTGTACCGGCTTCGATTCACACGTCACTCAAGGAGTTATAAAGGTGGAGAATCGGTTTTACCAAAACTGTTTCGTAAAACACCGTAGCTTCTTGCGGGAGTTAACCAAGTGTTTTGAGGTCAACAACTTCAACACTAATGGTGTGCGCGGCAAAGTTCGTGGTTCGCGTATGTCTGGTGACATGCACACAGGCCTTGGCAACACGGTTGTCATCCTTGGGATGTTGGTGACGTCTTTCAGAATGATGGAGATAACTCGCTATGATCTCCTTTCTGACGGTGATGACTGTTTGGTCTTTGTGCACCCTGATGATTTGGCGATAGTTCTAAAATCGCTCCCTGAGCATTTCCTTGCGTTTGGGCAGGAGCTTAGGGTTGAGAAGGTGGCCCGTAACATTTTTGAGGTCGAGTGGTGCCAATGCAAACTCGTCCGCGTTGATGTTGATGGTGAGGAGCATTATATGTTTGTGCAAGACCCGCATAAAACATTTGCTACCATGGGGTCACACATACACTGTCGAACTAATGAGGGGGCGTTTAAGTACTTTGCAGATGTGCTATTCGCTTACAGTGTTATGTATTCTTCTATCCCTCTTTTTCGCAAACTAGCAACATACCGGGTATCCAGTGACGTGCGCACTAGGCGGTTAATGCCGGGCCTCGCTTTCGACTTGTTGAACAACAGCAGGTTGCATGCAGCAGAGAACTCAAATACTCTATCAGACTACTGTAGGGCGTTTGATTTGGATCCATCGGTTTATGTTGGACACGCGACAGGAGTTGCTTCTGAACTCCGTGGCGCGATCTCTGCTTTTCGAGGTGCTTAATACTGCGCGAATACTCAACCGTTGTTGGGGGCTGCGCTGATGCGCGACGTGAACTTCACCGACTATGCGAGCAGTTCGCTGGCGGCACAAGCGTGTGCCGACCTGAACCATATGTCGTTC